AAGCTCGGGGCATGCGTATTCGCGGCGACGATACGCCCATCATGCCGGGCGAGTTCCGCGACGTGGACATCCCGGGCGGGGCTATTCGGGATTCAATCACGTTCCTGCCGTACAAAGAACCGTCGGCTGTCCTGTACCAACTCCTCGGAAATGTGGTTGAAGAGGGCCGCCGTATCGGCTCCGTAGCCGATGTTCAGGTGGGGAACATGAACTCGGAAGCTCCTGTAGGGACCACCTTGGCCCTGTTGGAGCGGTCCCTGAAGGTTATGTCTGGCGTACAGGCTCGCCTGCACGCCGCCATGAAGAACGAGCTGCGCCTGATTGCTCGCGTGATCCACGACTACATGCCGCCCACGTACGCATACCCTCTTGCGGATGCGGACGACAAAGAAGACACCCAGATTTTCAACCGGACCGAAGACTTTGACGGCCGGGTGGGGATCATTCCAGTCTCGGACCCGAATGCGGCCACCATGGCCCAGCGCGTGATGCAGTATCAGTCTGCCCTGCAGCTGGCTCAGCAGGCTCCGCAGCTCTACGACATGGGCAAACTGCACCGGCAGATGCTGGAGGTCTTGGGTATCCAAGACGCCGACGACATCATCAAGCTGCCGGAGGACATCAAACCGGCGGACCCTGTGACCGAGAACATGGCCATGTTGAAGCAAGCGCCGGTCAAAGCGTTTATGTACCAAGACCACGCAGCGCATATTCAGGTCCACATGGCTATGGCCCAAGACCCGAAAATTCAGCAGATGGTCGGGCAGTCTCCGTTCGCAAGCGCTATCCAGAACGCGCTGTCCTCGCACGTCACCGAGCACATCGCCATGCAGTACCGCATGGAAATCCAGAAGCGCTTGGGGACCGAACTGCCTGACCCAGAGGCTACGCTGCCTGAGGATGTCGAGCTCGAGGTATCGCGGATGGCCGCGCTGGCCGCCGACAAGCTCCTCAAAGGGAACCAAGCCGAGGCCGCCCAGCAGCAGGCCCAGCAGCAGGCCCAAGACCCACTCACGCAAATCCAGAAAGCGGAGCTGGAGCTCAAGGCTCGTGAGGTCAAGCTCAAAGAAGACATCGCCCGGCACAACGCCCTGCTCGAGGTCGAGCGCTTCAAGATGGACTCCGCGACCCGGGCGGGCGAGATGGAGATCAAGAAGGACCGGCTGGATGCGGATATGCAACGCGATGCAGCAAACATCAGCGCCAGAATGGCCTCGCAGCTTGACGCGGCTTCTCGGAACGAAAAGATTGAGGGCGCTAAGCTAGGCGTAAAGATCGCCGCCGATTTGGCTATGGGAGCAAACTTTGGACGAACTTCAACTCCTCCGAAAGAAGGTACGTGAGTACCGGGAGCAACTCAAAGAATACCTCGCTGTTGGGTCCGCCCAGAACATCGAGGGGTATTATCGAATCGTAGGTCGGATCGAGGCGTTTAGCGCCGTCGAGAGCGATCTGGAGGAGATGATCGAACGGCATGTAGACCTGTAACGGGTCTACATATCCCCGGGTGGTCCGGGGCAGGCTACGGCGAGCCTAAATCGCTGCGCGAAGAGGGATGCGTATGTATACACCGACTGAGGTGGACGAGAAAATCGCCCACAAACTGCCCGAACCCAAGGGGTATCGGGTACTGATCGCCACGCTAGGGGTCGACGAGAAGACCGAGGGTGGGGTCTATATGCCCGACAAACTGAAATCCGCAGAGGACACCGCGTCTATCATCGGCTTCGTGCTGAAGGTCGGGGCAGAGGCCTACGCGGACGCTGATCGGTTCCCGACGGGGCCGTGGTGCAAAGAGGGCGACTTCGTGATCTTCCGCTCTTACTCCGGAACCCGATTTAAGATCGGCGGAAAAGAGTTTCGTATCATCAACGACGACACCGTGGAAGCTGTTGTAAGCGACCCACGCGGCTATACGAGGGCCTAACCATGAATACCAACGAAAACACCAACGATGACGACGACTTCGAGCTCGAGGTGGTGGATGATATTCCCGCCGAGAAGAAGCCCCGGTTGCCCGAAGACCACAAGGCCGACGTCCCCGATGACGACGAGGTCGAGAAGTACAGTGAATCGGTGCAAAAACGCATCAAGCAGCTGAAATTCGAGTACCACGAGGCTGCCCGCCAGAAGGAAGAGGCCATCCGCCTGCGCGAAGAGGCTATCTCGTACGCCCAGCGCGCTGCCGAAGAGAACAAACAGCTCAGCCAACGGCTGTCTCAGGGCCAGACCAGCGTCATCGAGAACGCAAAAGCGCGGTACGAGTCTGAGATCGCTCAGGCCAAGCGGGAATACAAACAGGCGTATGAGGCCGGAGACGCCGATGCCTTGGTCGAAGCCCAGCAGAAGCTGATGCGGTCGCAGAACGACCTGCAGCGGGTGCAGAATTGGCGACCACAGGCAGTCCAGCCCCAGTACGGGCCCGAGCAGCTCCAGCAGGCCTACCAGCAGCGTATGGCACAGCAACCACAAGTCCCTCAGCTCAACGAGCAGCAGCGCACGTGGCTGGCGGATAACGAGTGGTTTGGCACTGACGAAGAGATGACTGGGGCCGCTTATGGGCTCCACGAGCGCCTAGTACGTAGTGGTGTTGATCCAAACACACAAACGTACTATGATAAGATCAACGAAGGGATGCGTAAGCGCTTCCCCGAGAAATTCGCGGGCTCTACGCATGAGGTAGACGCAGGGCCACGAAAAACCGCCAACGTGGTGGCACCGGCTGCTCGCAGCTCGACAAATCCACGCAAAGTGAGGCTTACCTCAACCCAAGTTGCTCTCGCCAAGCGGCTGGGTTTGACACCTGAACGATATGCGGCGCAACTACTAAAGGACCAGATCAATGGCTGACCGGACCCCACGCACCCAAGAAACCCGCGAAGCGGGTGAACGCAAACGCTTGTGGCAACAACCGTCGGCTCTGCCCACCCCCGAACCTCGCGCAGGCCTGAGCTTCCGCTGGATTCGCACCGCTACCCTTGGTGATGCAGACAACCGAAATGTTTCCATGCGCTTCCGTGAGGGATATACTCCGGTACGTGCTGAAGACCATCCCGAGCTTATGGTGATGTCCGACGTGGATTCACGTTTCAAGGGCAACATCGAGGTGGGTGGCCTGCTTCTGTGCTCCATCCCGACCGAAATTGTGGAAGATCGTAACGACCAGATGGCTCAAAAGGCCAAGAATCAGATTGATTCTGTGGATCGAAACTATCTCCGCGAATCTGATCCGCGTATGCCTGTCTTGAAACCAGAGCGCGCATCGCGGACGAGTTTTGGCAAGTAATTGCCATTTGACGCAACAAGGAGAGAACCATGGCTTCTACTGCCGCTCCCTATGGCCTGCGTCCGGTCAATCTGATTGGTGGTCGCCCTTTTGCAGGATCGACCCGCCAAATCAAGATTGCTTCGGGCTACGCGGCCAACATCTTCAACGGTGACATTGTGCAGGTCCACACGGACGGCACCATCACGAAGGTGACCAACGTCGGCACTGCTGCCGATCCGTTCCCCGCTGGCACGATTGGTGTTTTTGTAGGCTGCTCCTACACCGACGCCGTATCCGGGCTTCGCAACTCGAACTACTGGCCCACGGGCACGGTAGCGTCTGACGCAGTTGCGTTTATCGTCGACGATCCGAACGCGCTGTTCATGATCCAAGCCGATACCACGCTTGCGCAGGCGACTTTGCACACGAACTATGCAGTCAACCAGACCGCAGGTTCCACTGCAACGGGCAACTCGCGCATTTCGCTCGACGTGGCAACCGGTGCAACTACGGCGACGATTGCTTTCAAAGTGGTCGACTTCGTGGCCAGCACTTCCTCGGCTGTTGGTGACGCTTACACCGACGTGATTGTTAAGTTCAATCCGTCGTCGCACGCGTACACTGCCGGTCTTGGCGTGGCATAAGGAGGCTGACTCATGGCTATTTCACGCTCCCAGCTCCTTAAAGAGCTACTCCCCGGTCTGAATGCTTTGTTTGGTATGGAGTATGACTCCTACGACAACGAGCATGCGGAAATCTACGAGACCGAAAACTCCGAGCGTTCGTTCGAGGAAGAAGTCAAACTTTCAGGCTTCGGCGCTGCGCCGACCAAGGCTGAAGGCGCGGCTATCGCCTACGACAACGCGCAAGAGTCGTTCACCGCTCGCTATACGCACGAGACGGTGGCTATGGGTTTCTCCATCACTGAAGAAGCGATGGAAGACAACCTGTATGACTCGCTGTCGGCTCGCTACACCAAGGCGCTCGCACGTGCCATGGCGTACACCAAGCAAGTCAAGGCAGCCTCGCTGCTGAACACCGGTTTCACCTCGTTCACCTCGGGCGATGGCGTCACCTTGTTCTCGACCGCGCACCCGACAGTGGCCGGTACCGTCAACGCAAACCGTCCTTCGGTTGCGTCGGACCTGAACGAAACCTCGCTTGAACAGGCCGTGATTGACATCGCGGGCTACGTCGACGAACGCGGTCTCCTGATCGCTGCTCGCCCACGCAAGCTGCTCGTTCCGCCAGCCCTCATGTTCGTTGCTACCCGTCTGCTGCAGACTGAGCTCCGCGTCGGTACCGCCGACAACGATCTCAACGCCCTGAAGTCGAATGGGTCGATCCCGGAAGGGTACAGTGTCAACCACTATTTCACTGACAACGACGCATGGTTCCTCACCACCGACATCCCCAACGGCATGAAGCACTTTGTGCGGACCCCGCTGGCCACGTCGATGGATGGCGACTTCGATACCGGCAACGTCCGCTACAAGGCCCGCGAGCGTTACAGCTTTGGCGTGTCGGACCCGCTGGGTATCTACGGCTCCCCCGGCGCTGCGTAAGCAGGGCACCAGAACTACGGTCGGGGCTCCTTCGGGAGCCCCTTCTTTTTTGTTTTTCGGTAGTGTACTATATGCGCACGGTCAGATTTCCTCCCGGTCTGGCCCAGAGGGGTACGATGGGCCAACCATTGTGCCCCTCTTTCTTTCTAGCGTGTTGTGGTGTATCCTAGCGGTATCCCTGACAGCCGCACGGTGCGGCTGACACTAGCCACGACAGGAGATATCATGGCGAACACGACATTCAGCGGTCCAGTGACCTCGACCAATGGCTTCATTGGTGACATCATCGTCCCGACATACACAGTTGCTGCCGCCCCCTCAGCGGCCACGGCCGGTGCCGGTACGATCATCTACGTATCGAATGGCGCAGCTGGCGCAGCTATCCTCGCTTTCTCCGACGGCACGAACTGGAAGCGTTCGGATACCGGCGGCACGATTGCAGCGGCGTAAGGGGAGCACTGATGAGTAAGCGATTTACCCCACCAACCGCCGAAGAGCTCGCCGCACGCGGCTTGAATCCGGATGGTACGCCCCTCAAAAAGGCGGCCCCGAAGAAAGCCCCCAAGAAGGATGCTGAGGAATGAGCTGCCCAGTCCACGCAGTCACAGTTACGTCCACCGGCGAGGCCTATGGCG